CTCTGTGGATTATCATTCCACCATTCACCCATCTTTGCTTTACGTATTCTTTGATCGGATAAGTTAGATAAAGATATTAGAGCAGATCGTCTTACACCACCAACTACTACTACCTCACCTGTCTTACAAACTATATCATGGCATTCCATAGAGGACAGCTTTCTACCTTTTGCATCTTTAAACTTTGTAATTGTAAAATCAAACAAGTCTACCAATGGCTGTGGCCCACTAGCTCTACCACCAAATGTTTTTAACCTTGCACCTGCAGGTCGTAGTTTAGATACGTTTATCTTTGGTATCCTTGCTGTGTACAGGTAAGATATTAAATCTCTAAATCCTTTTGCCCAACCTTCCTTAGAGTCTACCACAGATATAACATCTTCTGTGTGTTCAAATTCTCTGTCTGGTACTGTAGGTAACTTATCTGCATACTGTCTCTCTACAGAAAAACCTACCCCTGTACCATTCATGAGTATGTACAGCACTTCATCAAAAGCTTTAGGATTATCTATCGGTATATACGAACAGTTATAGCCAGCAATGTGCTCTTTCTCTAATGCTTTTCCTGCTGTCATTAAAGCTCTCATGCTAGGCATTACTTGTAAAGAAAGAATAGCTTCTTGTGTATCTGTCCAAGTGTGTTCGTCTACATTTTTTACACTGTTACGAAAGAATGTAATTAGCCTATCTACAGTTTCCCCCCAACTTTCTCTTCTACCTTCGTCTGCTAACCACCGAGAGTATCGAGATAAGTGTATAAAAGATTGATATTCTGTAGGTAAGTAATTACTTCCCAATAATGATGCCATTTATTTTTCTCCGTATTTTAATTCTAATATTAATTCTGCATAATGTATAACTTTTTTTATGTCCTCAGCACCATTCTTATGTTTGTGCCGAGAAATATATTTTATAATATTTCCTTCAAGAAAGTCAAGCTTATTTTTTGAAATATATTCTATAGGCATAATTGCAAAATTCATATAATGATTTCCACCAACTTGCCTACCTTTACCCTTTACAGAGTCTCTTATCATTTCGTCATGTGTTTTAAACTCTTTCTTTGTCATGCTACCACTACTTATCATTTCTAAAATCTACCACTGTAACATTACTTTTATTACTTGCTAAATTTTTCACTTCAGGTTTAACCATAATATCTAGATCTTTAAATATTGCAGACTGGCCTTGTGTAATAACGTATTCTATTTGTGTCTCTAACATCTCCATAAATCCTCTCAATAATATATAAGCTGTTGTAATGTCATGCTTATCTGTAGTATCATACGACATAAAGTTTATCATACCATCTCCAGCATCTTGCATGATAACACACAAAGAATCTTTTGGCAAATCTTTTTTATACTGTTCAAATTTATTTTTTTTAGTGCTGTCCATTATTCTATCCATTCTTTTGGTACAAACCCTTGACACCATTGAAAGTTGTGTCTTTCACACCAACGACTGTAAGTTGTTTTACTACCTTTGTACAGCTTTATGTTAGCATTCATGAACAGAAATCTAATGTCAATGTCTGGTTGCTGTTTCTGTATAAGAAGATGTTTTCCTCTGTCAGAAGGTAAAAATCTTCCTTTTACTTCTATATAAAAATCTTTATCCTTTATATAAAAATCTGGAACGTACACACTGTGACGTACATAGTCTATACTATCTTTCTCGTAATCAAAAGCTACATTATTTTTAGCTAACTGATTGGCTATGTCTAATTCAAAATTAGATCGGTATCCATGTGCTCGTTTCAATTATCTTCTTCCTTATCTTTAGGTAGGTACACCATATAGAATGAACCACATTTAGGACAGGATAAATTTGTAGACATACAATAGTCTTCTTCTTCATCCTCTAGGTCATGGTCTCCACCCCATATAACCTCTGTTCCACAATGCCAACAGTTCATCTTCTTAACTTTATATCTTTAGGTGGGTATGTATCAAACAATGCTCCAGACTCTTCTACAGCAAACTCAAATATTTTAGGACAATCTTTCTTCATCTTCTCAAGATGTTCTGTCCATTCAGCCATGTAAAAACAAACTAATCCTCCTCTTGATAATATATTTTGTACTTTATTTAAATCTTTTGTAAGCAAATCTATTTTTTGTTCGTAATCAAAATCATTCCAAGCACCTCCCTCATAAAAACTTTTACAAACTCTTATAGGTATGGCAGAATGATTAGTTCGTAACTCTCTTATAATATCTGCTCCTCCTTTTTTATCTTCAGAATCTGGGTAAGCATACCACACATTATCGTTCATATAAATATCTGAAAAGCTAACATCAGTCTGAAAATAGATAGGCATTATATCTCCCTTTTTTTAAGTTTACTGTACCAAACGGATTTAGGAAACCTTGCTGTAGAACCTACTTTCTTATGCATAATAGAATCTGGCCAACACGTTCTCTTAAAATCACAAAATCCACAAATACTTGGCAGTAACCTATTCCCAGTCTTTTTCACAGCACCGTCTTTATCCTTGTACGTCTCTGCTGTATCTGTATAACATCTTTTAAATTTCTCTCCCTCTACCAAAGCTTTAAGATTCTTTTGAGCTAAAGCTAAAGCTTCCTTCTTATCTTTCTCTTGTATTTCTGGTGCTTCACATATTGTCCATTCCCCACTAGCTTTATTAATAACTATCCAACCACCAAAGTCTTTATTCTTTGATTGGCTGTACAGGTATCCTTGTACAATATAACCAAAAGCATCATCTTCTTTTATCTTTTTATAACCTCCCATTTCACCAAATTTATGATCAAAAGCATAAGGACTAGCAGACTTAATATCCCATACCTTTCCATCTATTTCAACATCTAACGTACCAGAGACAGAGTTCTTTCCTAACTCTAACTTCACAGCTTCCTGTTCATTCTCTATATTTATTCCTGCCGATTTCATTACCAAAATGGTAAGTGCTTCGACAAGATCACCAAATATAAAACGAAGTAAAGCATTGTATTCAAAGTTTTTCTCTACACCATCTCTTTCCATTTTTTGTTGACACAAAGGCCTACCCAAAGAAGACATACGAGGTCTCCAATTATCTTTCTTGTTAGCAAATTGTCTTGTTATGGAATAGGCACAAGCTTCTTTAAATTCTTCAACAAGTTTGGGATCTAGATCGCATCCCTCTTTTGAGACACGATCTAGAAAACCTTGCACTTTATGTAGTATTAAATTATTCATTTACTACAGAGTCATATTCAATTTTATCGTTATTTCCAGCTGAATGATAAGCTTTCATAACGGTATCATTGTAACTTTTAACAGACTCCATAAACTGCCTCATAAGTGCATCGTCATCTTCACTCCACGAGACTGCTTTCTGAGGTGTTAGCTCTGCATGGAAGTAGATGTTTCCACCTTTTTTCTTCCGTACTGAAGACAGCCCAATATTCATCAGCCACATAGGTTGCTTTTGTCTACTGAGGCTCTTTAAACAGTCAGCTACAGGTGTGAAGTTAGCTCCTTTTGCATACCAGATGCAAGGAACATCTTTGACAGTTATCTTACTGCCCTTTTTATCTACAGCATTGTCAAAAGACACTACCCCATACAGATTTTGACTGCACTTAATACTTTTTTGTACAGCCCACTCTGGACTATCTTTAGGTAATGCTTCTAAACTGCTGTGGTCTAGTTTTCCACACTTTACCCCTCCTTCAGTATCATAAAAGTCACTACCGAAAGAAGGTGCCTGTACAGTCTGGCAACCAAAAGCACCAGACTCATTATCCCAAACAAAATAGGAATAAGTACGCATAAACACACGCATGGTAGCTTTTTCACCATATACAGGCTCCTCTGGTGGAGTCGTCAAGCTGAACCAACCTCTTGGTAAATTATTACCCTCAAAGTCTTCCGTAGCATGATTAATAGCTAATCTACTCATAGAAGGTTTGGTAGTATTAATATCAAGTTGGCCAGTCAGTTTCATCATCTCCTCTGTAGAGACACTTGACATGTCTGTAGGCAGAGAAGTATTCATTGTGGTTTCTGTCATGATTTATATATCTCCTTCATGTCTAACCAGTTGTTGCCTATTTTAATCTCGATTCCTATCGGCATATCATAATCAATGTTGTATCTCAATTTACATTCCTCTGGCAAAGACAACATAGCTTCTTTCATTGTCTGTACAGCAGACTCTTGCTCATTAGGATGCACATCCATCACAATGGAATCGTGAACCGTATTACATATTATACTCATCATTTGCCTATCTGTCAACATCTTTTTTAATTTTATTAATGCAATAGGCAGAAGATCGGCTGTAGCAAACCCTTGTACAGGATAATTTTTTATTGCTGTAGAGTTAGAAACTCCACCGTACCTCATTCTATACACATTATTAAAATTATAATATCGGCCAGAAGGTAAGACAATACGTTTATTAGTAATAGCATCATTCTGTAAGTCTTCATGCCATTGTGTAATTTTTTTGTATTTGTCTTTAAATGCCTTATAATATTCCATCTGTTTTGGTGTACCTAATAGACCACCATACAAAGGCTTAAACGTATCAGCTTTTGCTTCCTGTCTAGACACACCCAGCACAGATGCTGTAAACGAATGTACGTCAACATTATTTCTAACATCTTCGTACACTTTATTATCCTTTGCTAAAAAGCCGGCAACCCGAAACTCTAGCTGGGAATAATCTCCTTCAAGTATATATCCACCCTCCCATCTGCTTATAACGACCTTACGTACAGGAAAAGTTCCACCTCTTGGCATGTTCTGGAAGTTAGGATTCCGAGAGGATAATCTACCTGTAGAGGTAACACACTGCATATAGTGTGGGTGGATTCTACGTCTGTCATCTAAACCTTTTTCTATTCCTTCTATAAAGGTTTTTAAATATGTTTTAATTGCATTATATCTTATGTAACTTTCCATAAAAGTTTTCTGGCTTTCTTTTGCTGTAGTTACTAAACTTTCTAATGTAGGCCTATCTGTTTTAAAGCCATGTACAGTAAGATCAAGAGGACTTCTAGGATTCATGCCAAGACCTGCAAAATCTCTTGTTTGCCTGTAGATAACACCTTTCTTGTTACAGACTTTGCATATACGTTTTTGTTTTCCTACAGTGCCATCTCTTTTAAGAGCATACTGATAACCTATACCACCACAAGCTGTGCATCTTTGCATTCTAGTTTTAAACAATGGTTTTGTTAAACGAACCATACTCTGTTGAAAAGCTTGTACACTCATAGTCTTTGCTCTTCTTTTCTTTCTTGTATTGCCTCGTACTTCATACCCAAGATTAAAATACCTAGCCCATTGTTTTTTATCTAGTACAGCCCTTGAAAATATAATCTTTGATCTATCTTCTGGACTGTCAAGATTAATAGGAGTATCACCCATTAACTGTTTAACCTCACTGTTAAGATACTTTTCTAATTGCTGTACCTCTTTTGTATAGGTAGCTTTAATCTCAAATAAATTCTTCAACCCTATCTGTAACCCATGATTCTCTACATCACACAGCACATCACAGAACTCATTCATTAATTCACATGTTGCCTTCAAAGATTCTGGTAAGTTACTAAGCTGTGACTCGTATAATTCTTTTGTTATCTGTACGTCAGCACGACCATATTCCTCTACAACATTCCAAGGTATGTCCTCAAACGACACATTTTTTTTCATAAATTCATGGATTAAACCAGTTTTCTTTTGAGACAGTGCATATCGTTCACAACACTTCTCAAGAGACAACGGAACCTTCTCCCCCCCATGTATAATATACTCTGCTATCATAGTGTCATATACTTTGCCTGTATATATAAAACCACAAGCTCTCAACCATTTTAAGTCAAACTTTATATTGTGACCTACAAGCAGATCTGTATCGTCTAGAACACCTTGTAGTATATTTCTAGCATTTTCTGTTGGATCTTTTTCTTTGTGGTAGAAACACAAATAGTTTTCTTCATACCCATGAATATAACCCACAGACACCAACATGTTTCCTGTATAAGGATCAGCATCTGACTTTTTATCATCATTTACTTTGTATGTTGTTTCTATATCAAGCCAAGCTATTTTCATTTTATTACTACCTCTGCATCTGTTTCAATCCATACCTTTGCTCCACAAGATAAAGGTTTAGTTGGTCTGTATATAACAGTGCTTTGTCCAAGTATTTGTACTTCATTACCATAAATATTTTCTTTATAAGTTTTGACAGTTATCACAGGTTTATTTTCATTATTCTTTTTATTACTTCTTATAATATGTTGATTTACATGTATTCTTTTCTTCACGGTAAGTACCTTGCTT